CCTCCTTTCGGAGGCCCTCGCTATCGTAGAGATCACTACTCTACCCTTACGGGTTGAGTAACTCAACGTCTAGGTTACGACGACGCCATAGTTATTCAGCGCCTTCTTTCGGGATCTGCGCATATTGCGCAGTATTTGCCGGTCTTCCGGATTATCTAATTGATGGTTTATATGCCTTCCTGTTGACTGCTTGCGCACCAATCCTATGGATGAATGCCCTTGTGGACACTGATCGAAGATTAGCCATCTAAAGGAGTAATGAGAATGATTAAGGGAGTTATAGATAAGCGCTCTTATAGCGCTCTCTATCGAAGTGTTGCCTCCAATCAGGAGTTCAACATTGATGATAGCATCTATTGGTGGGCTTACCAGGGTGATACACTGTTCTTTAACAGTGCCACCTCCGACAATTTCGGTTATGATTATCTTCGTAACCCTACTTTTGTCTCTGAGCCCCTTGCCCTTTGCGATATTGTCGGCACTAATCACGTGCTGGGCGAACTGCCCTTCGACACTATCGCTTATGATCACTCTCCATACAATCCCGATTATAATTGGGATGTAGACGCCTCGCGATATTCGTCACTTCTGGCCGCCATTCCTTCTTTTATAGGAAGGGTCTCTCATAGAGAGGCAGACGTCCATGAGCGCAATGTCGTTCACGCGCACTACACTGGTTCTGTCGGTGTTGCTGGTTGGGATTTCATCCACAACCCTCCTGGAGACTACGATGTAGGCTTCAGAATGACGGTGCCTAACAAGGCACCTAACATCGATCACTTTACGTGGGTTACCTGTGAGTCTATCGACTCTGATGGGGCGCTTAGATACACGCCTCATTATCTCTCACGAGATCAGGATATCGAGCATATCTTTGACGCATATCAACTTGCGCTCTTAGACTGCTCCGACTACATAGCTCCGTTTGGTCGACCATTGGTCAATCATGCGGGTACTTGGGTCGCCAATTGTGAATATCGAGATATTGTCAACGCTTCTACTTATGAGTATAATCGTTGGCATGTCGATATCAGTTATGCGTATCGTATTTGGAGAGGTACTCCCTCTAATTTTGGGGAGTATCTTGTTCACATTGATTTTACGTGTGGTTTCCAGCCTACACGTAATACTGCGAATCCATCTGGGGAGCTTTTCCCTCAGTTGGATACGTGGTATCTGATTGACAACTCTTCAGTTGTCGCAGTTGACATGCCGTCCGAATGGGCGACTGTCATCAATGGTGGACTTAGGTTTGGTGATCGTTTTACCATTCCTTCTCTCAATACTGGTTTTGCGAGACGCATATACCAGGTGGACGATGAGACTCTTTCTGGTCTCGACCGCTATACGCGGTATTGGCACGGCGATACTCTCGGCACCTTTTTAGGTGTTGTAAGTGATGCCATGCCATACATTCGTCCTTCATCGTTCTATGCTTCCTCTGACGCGTTGGATTCTGTGGCTCAGCTTATCAAAGCCAATAACCTACAGAATATTCAGCACCTCTCGGGGTTGCTGGGACTAATCCCAGACCTAAGCGGGCTATCATCTATTGCTGTTGAGGCAACTGATGGTAATCCGTCTGCCATTCCACACCTTATAGATTTTCTCACTTCTGAGATTCTTAAGGCTAGGTTTGAGCGAGATCCATCGATTAAGGACACAAGAGAAATCATTGAGTCCGATATTGTGAATCGCTTAGGTTCCTTGTTGAAAAGTGCCTATCACTCCGCTTATGGGAAATTCTCTTATGAGTTTCTCCCCAGTGAATTATTTACTGGAAGCGGTCGAATGGTTCTTGAAGCGCGTGCTAAAGTCAGGATTTATTTTGACGTAGGCACCCTTTTGGCAGGATACTTGTCAGCTAACAGTGTTGGCTTGTTGCCAACCCTTGCTCGCTTTTGGAGTATAGTGCCATTCTCATTCGTGGTCGATTGGTTCACTAACATGAGTAAGCGGCTTAAAGCCGTCGATAATCAGCTTCTCTATGCTACGTTAGGCATCAATTGGTGCCTATATTCGTATAAGATAAGCTATTATCCTGACGAGGACGAACTTGATAAGTTCGGTCTTGTTAGTTATGATCCTCGTGACCCATTCGGCATCGTTGTGTTCCAGCGGGAATTCACCCACTGGATGCCACACCTCGGGGAGTCAAAATATGACTTCCTTAGACCGACGCACAGTCCAGATCCTGTGACTGTTGCGGCTCTCGTGTGGACACTTATTTAGTGTCCGCCATCTGCCCTGTGATATATTGATATCACATAACATGCGATGTTTCATCGCATTACATCGTCGAAAGGACGTGTAAAATGACAACTGTAGTAGCATTGGCTAATATGCCAAGCTCACCCACGGATGTTGCCGTGAACTTCTTGGATCAGAGCCTTTTAAAGTTCCGATCCTCGAGTTCGACTCCAGACGGTCTCACCTACCAGGCAGAATATGTCCTGGCCTCTGGTGATCCTACTCTGGAAACCACTGTTTCCGCCAAGATCATTGTTGACGTTAAAAATAACGTCAATCGGATAAGTCTGCGTCTCCGTACGGTTCAAACCGTTACCGTTGATTCAGTTCTCACCGAAACGGCACCTATTGAAGTGGTGCTTGCCTGGAATGTACCAGGGATCATGGAGGATTCAGCCAAGGTTATGGCTATGATTGGGACAACGTTCGCGTTGGCCTTTGATGGCGTTACTACCAAGGTTCCAAATCTTGGTATCTTAAACGCCATGAATCGTGGCCTTGTCACAAGCCTCTACGGCTAAATGACATACAGAGGCGCTGAATTGCGCCTCCTGAGTGGTGCGAAGATTGTTTCTACGTCTTCCATCACTTTCCCTCCAGAATTTGAGTATGGCGATAACAGTGACTTTCTCAAAGTCTTTGTTCTGTCATACGTCAAATTTCTCTGCGATAGTCCTCTTGAATCCTTGACACCGCGTAAGTCTCGCGACTTTATGCGTTTTCTTAAGCGTCTTGTTACAGAGCGCTTAGATGTAATTATCAAGGAGTTTTCGGGTTACTCGCACCTAATCTTAAGTTCTGATTATGGTACGGGCGGATCGGATCAATATCCGTTCCACGAATGCATGCTGTCTACCCCTATTGCTAGGGAGTATATTACATGGTATCGGACCCGACGACCGGAGCTTCTCAAATATATTATTAGCTTTCTTACTTTTGGTAAGAAGGCTGAGTATATAGATGAGGCTCTAGATACCACCGCGTTACGCGAATGGTTTTCGGTCGAAGAAAGACTACATGCTCTAGAGTTCTCAGAGATTGATCTCGCAAATCTTCGCTTGATCGTATCTGAGATTCTTGCCCCCATCGACGACCACTATCTCCTCCCAAAGTTTGGGCCGGGGAAGGTTGCCGAATCCGGGGTGTCGCACGTGTATGATAAGCTTAGTTCGCTTACATCTCACAGTCGGCTAGAGTATGCCTTTGCACGTAGTCGCAAACAGCGATTACTTGACGAAGGATTCATGTCCAACCTTGGGCATGAAATACAGGGATCTGACTCGAGTGAGGTTTCTGAACTTAGGTTTGTCCCTAAAGACATAACCAAAAGTCGGTCCATCTGCAAAGAGCCAAATGCTTTTATGTACTTCCAACAGGAAGTCCTTCGCTATATGCGGGGGAGTATGGATAACGGAGAGATATCCAGATTCGTTAATCTGGACGATCAAACCGTGAACCAACGTGCCGCTGTGCATGGTAGCACTTACCTTAGCAGTGATACGTTAGACTTGAGTTCCGCTTCAGACAGCGTACATATAGATCTTGTTAAGGGTATCTTTCCCCCTAAACATCTATTCTATATGCTGGCTACTCGGACCTCTCAGGTTCGCGTACCTGGCCACAAAAAGCCAGTGCATGTGAGGAAGTTTGCACCTATGGGATCAGCAGTATGCTTTCCCACTCAGTGCATCGTTTTTACTGCAGTCAGTCTTTACGCTTACATAGCGGTTCAGACGGGGACGACAGCTGGAGAAGTGATCTATAACCGGTCGGACGTTGCTCATCTCTTGAGTAGCGGGTTGCATCGCGTTAGATCGCCCGAGACGCCCTTCACAGTGCGCTTCGAGCCTCCGGTTGTTTTTGGTGATGACATCATTTGTGACACACGTGTCACAGATGTTGTCGTCTCTATCTTAACTCGACTCGGTTTTATGGTAAATGTACGCAAGTCGTTTACCGGCAGTCAATCATTTCGCGAATCTTGCGGAGTGTTTGCCTATGACGGGTCTGATGTTACTCCTGTAATGTTTCGTCTCCCCATGTTTCGACATGGTAAGAGATTCGACACCGGCGTTTACGCCTCCTTTATGGAGAACGTGAACAATATGAGACGGTCTGGTTATAACCAGGTCGCCTCGTTTTGGCTTTCTTTGTTGAAAGACCATGGGTTTAAATACCCGTTGCCTTATACAGAGGATGACACCGGTTTTGGGCTTTTCACGAGAAATAAACATCGTGTTCCTAGCCAGTATCTCAGATGGAATGCCAATTGGCAGACTAATGAGGAGGTACAACAGGGGATTGGTCCTCTATCTGTAAAGTCTCGTGTTCCTTGGAATCACGAACATTACAGGTATAACCAATGGTGGAGATCCAGAGTACGTGGGGGAACTGTATCTCCTTCGGAGTATAGCCTACGTATTCGGCCGCAAGAAACGCGGCTCGTACCCAGATGGGCACGGTACGAAAAGTAAACTAGTTGAGGGGGTTAGAGACGGACGTGGTCTTAGATCACGATCGCAGGAGCGACGTTTATCACGTCGCCC